CCTTGTATTAAATACATCATAGCGTAACGTATAGCATCCATATAGTGATTAAATTTATCTACTGGAACTTCTCCTTTATCTTTCCAAACGTAGTTATTAATCTCTCTTATAATACCGTGAGAGTTTCTATCTACTATTATCTCGTAATCTTGCATAAGTGCTATACCAGATAATATACTACCTTTCTTCTTTATAGTAGGTTTTATGTTAAGACCCAATACTTTTAGCTCATTTATTAGTCTGGGTTCTGAGTTATCACATATAATTAAGTCTAAGCCACACTCTGACTTATTTTTCATATAGATTTGTGATGTATTCAATCCTTTTTGACCAAATATTTCCTTAACCCATACTTTTCGGGAATTTTTATCTACTGATATCTTAATTAAAGTTGTTAAATCTTCAGAGAAACCAAAATCTTGACCATAGCAAGTAAGTTCTGTAGGTATGTAATCTCCTACTCTCCATTTTCTTATTATAGTACCTTCAGCTTTATTTAACCAGCCTCCAAGTATTTGATGCTCATACTTATCTGGTCTCTTCTTCTTCATCTCATAAATCTGTTGCAAGAACGACTCCGATAGGTTGTCTTTATTATCTCTATAATCAGTGTGTATGTAAGTTACTCCATTTAAGGTTAGATTAGAGCCTTCTAAGACATTTTCATTCTGAAACCAACGTTTGTATATCCAATGTTCTTTAGTTGTCGGATTCATCACTAAAATGACTCTATTCTGCTTTAATTGAGAACGTATAGAGAAGTCAATCTTATCAAACGTACCTTCATCAACTAATTCTTCTGCTTCATCGACTACAAAAGTCGTAATACCGTTAAGTGATTTTAATGCTGCTGTTTGATTACCAGACGATGTTCTAATACCTTTAAATATTATAGAGCTACCAGTCTTTAAGTTCATTATCTCATCCTTAGTTATCCTAAAGTCATCTTGAACCCCCATTAAGTCAATCTTCTCAATAAATTCTGGTATAATAGAAGTATGTGCTGATATCATTGTGTAACGTGAGAACAAAACCTTATGACCTTTCTCATAGGTTAAGTTAAGTAGAAATACGTTAATGCTAAATGACTTACCAGAACCACGACCCCCAGTTACAACAAAGTATCTAGAAGGTTCTTTAAATAGTGGTATGTATTTTTCGTGTATATTGAGCTTACTCATCTTTAGGTGTTACGTCAATAATCTTTTTCTTAACCTTCTGACTGATTTCGCTATCGCCTATAAAGTTTATGATAGGAGCTTTAATGGTTGTACCAGAATTGTCCTTATCTTCTTCATACATCATATCAGTAAGTAGTTTTATGTGATTATAACTACCTTCTTTAGCTTTCTTAGCTATAGATTCAAACATAGCAACCTCGCTACCAAATACATTCTTAACAGCTTTCTTTGCGTATTGTTTCTTTCTACTCTTCTTTGCTTGATTAAGCATAGGTTTGTTAGACCTTTCTATAGGGGGTACTGGCAACTTAGGTATTGATTTCTTTCTGGAATTACCTTTTCTACCGTCCGTTGGCTTTATCTCTTTACTATTCATATTAAGATAACGCATTTTCTGTGTTTATGTGTTACCCATTGAGTAAATCATATATCTTAATGTCTTTATATCTTTCGATAGCTTTAAATACACCAGCACATTCTAAATAAGACTCTTGCTCCTCAAGAAAAACCAAGAAAGCCTCACACTCCTCTATGCTCATAATATCCATTACTAGACTATACATATAAATATCATAGTAAACTCTTATAAGTTCTGAATCATTTTCCTTGTATTCTGATTCTATCATTGCAGTCTGTTTTTAATGTCAATAATGATTTGCATTCGTTGTATTTATCTTTAGCTTCATCTCCATACACATTTTTAAATAAAGTATAAACTCTTCTTGTAGCTGAGAATGGTGTTTTAACGTCTTCTAAGAGCTTTCTAGCATAAACCTTACCATAGCCTTTACAATACTTAATATTGTCTGCTGAGTCTCCTACAATCATCTGAGTATAAAAGTTGACAGTAGCTTCTTCTTCCGATATCTTACTTAATGTTTTCTTTTTGTAATGGTAATCATAAAACCAGCAAGGGAATTGCTTATAGTCCTTATCTATAGACACTATGATAACAGAATCTACACCTCTTTCGTCAGAAACTCTCTTCCATAAGGTAGCTACAACGTCATCTGTCTCTACTCCTATACCGTAATGAGATTTATACTTCCTTTTAACTAAATCGTGTAACTTACCTAGTATTGGAGGCTTCTCTCCAGTTCTATTAGCTTTATACTCTTTAGATATGTCGTGTCTAAAATTACCTTTAGAACCATTACATACTATAAACTTTTCTACCTCTACTTGCTCTTCTAGTTCAGCAAATATCTTCCCAAGTCCTTCTTGAAACTTCTCGTAAGCCTTATCTATCGTTAACCACTTCTCATCTGATTTAGAATCAAAGCAAGATGCGTAGATAAGACTATCTGCATCAAATAATACTACCAAAACTTACCTACTCTTTTAATTCTTGCATTCGATAACTCTCTAGCTTCTCTAGCAGCTTGTCTTTCTTGAATAGCTTCTCTCTTGCGTTGAGACTCAGCCATATCATCTAAATCCCAAGATGAGCTGTAGTTATTCTTATCGTCTGGTTGCATTGTGATTGGGTTTAAGTTATGTTCCCAAAATCTATAATCTCTCTTCATAATTATTGTTATTTGTTATTGTTAAGCAAACATACGAAATATAATTAACATACGCAAGTTTATTTAACTAAAAAGCCTAACATTTTACTGCTAGGCTAATTATTACTTATAATTCTTCATATACCTTTCGAGGTTCTTGACTATCTTGGATACACAAGACGGACAACTGGTTCTAGGGTTCTCATTTGTATCAAAAACATAATTGTAGATAAGTATAATCCTAGTCTTATCATCGTAACTTATAGTGGACCTTCTATTACTGAAGAAGTTAGTTAAGAATAAATAATCATCTTCCTTTAAGCAGTTTACATTCTTATATTTAAACTCCTTATTAAATCTCGATTGTCTTTCATCACATCCGCAATCTTCTCCAGCTATAAACTTAACAACCTTATCTATACCAGTTGCTTTAGTTATCTTTGCGATAGTGTCTCCTAGTCCTTTAGACTGATTATCTACACTTTTCTTATGCGACTTGTAACCTTCCTCTACCTTAGTAGCTTTCCATTGCTTATACTCTCTATAATCTTTTGACCTTTTGTCTATGGTGTTATAGTAACCTCTTTCTTCTAAATCTAAATAATATTTATCTTGTTTCATAATTTATGCGTTTTGTAAGTTAATACCCCATACATTGTTAAATTCTTTAATACTTATTTCTTCAAATGACTCGTAAAAAGCATTTTCTACGTTTTTGTGTTTATATACTTCATTACAGTAATTACCTTTCCAAACCCACTTACCAAACCTAGCAACTCCATTGTAAACAGAGCATATAACACTACTGTTGTTCTTGTGTTTATAGTATCTTATCATAATCTCCGTTAAAGTAATCCATTAAATCTTCTGATAACTCTTCTCTTATAGCTTCTCTATAACTCTTGACTGAATTATGTATAGAGTTTAACCCAATCCCAGTTCCGTTAGCTATCTTTCTTAAAGACAAACCTTTCATAAAATACAAGTCAAATAGTTTCCTATCATAAGCTCTCCATTTAGACGTTATGTCTTTAACTCTCTTACTTACTGTTTCAAAAGCTAAGTCCTCCTCGTTATCATAGTCTGTATAGTCTGTATTAATATCGTCTCCTATTAGTTCACAAGTCTTGACAAACTTCTTAGAGTTCTTTTTTCTAAAGTTGTCTATAAACAAACTTCTTATCAATTTCCACATATAATATCTATTTATCTGGTCTTTGTAAGTTATCTCTTCTATTGACTTACCTCCCTCTAGAACAGCTAAATACGCTTCTTGAACCAAATCTTTAGCTTCATCCATATTTTCAGTTAGGTTATAAGCTATTCTAATCCAATCATTGTGTTGCTTTGATAATAATTTAAACATCTATATCTCTTTAATTGTTATTTCTACCCTTGGTCTTTCTCTATCTAATTCTGTTGGTAATATAGTTTCCTTTTTAACATAGTCATCATTATCATCCTCCCAGCAACCATATTCTGTAATAGAGTCTAATAAGAATTTAGACACAATACTAATTACATTCATCTTATCTAAGCGTCTGTTAGAGGCTTTAAATACTTTATAAGTAATCTCTACTGGAGTCTGTATCTTCAAACCTTCTAAGTTATACCTCATAATCTTGTGATACATCTTCTTAGCATCATTACTTGTTCTGTGATGTAAGTTCCTATAGGTATTAATATTCAATGCCACCCTTTTATCCTTTACAGATTTTCTGGGTAGCATTACGAATAATGGGGATTCTATCTTATGAATCATTAAAGGTGCATAGGTTCGTTAATAGCGTGTGTTCCACCAAATACAACTGCACAACCTATAGCTGGTTTTTTAAAGTTCTTACCATAAGCCATAGCATATGATTTACTATCTATACCACATCCTACTGCACAACCAAATACTTTATAATTAGCACCTACAACAAACTCTGTAAACATTTCAGTATGCCTATGCCCTTGTACTGTACTCATCATATCATCTTTAGCTTTCTTAGTAGCTCTACCAGACTCTCCGTGAATGTACTGAACACCATCATATACAAATCTAGTGTCAAAGTTCCAGTTAGGAGTCTCTAAAACCTCTCCAAACGATTTAATCCATCTCTTAGGCACTCCAGAACTAAATGCTTTACGAGATATAATTCTATCGTGATTACCAATACAAACATCTGCTACTGGAAAAGCATCGTACCATTTAGCTAACTTCTTGATAGCTTGGTCTAATTCATCTCCTCCACCTAATCCGTCTGGGTCTGGCTCGTGATAAGAACTGTAATGATTATCAATCACATCTCCAATAAAGACAACCTTATTACAGTTATGCTTTGCGTAAACCTCTTTACAATGCTCTAAATATCCCTCTAAACAGAATGGTTCGTGTAAATCTCCAATCACTAATATTCTATCCTCGTTACCCACTAAATAATTATAGGCTTTTAGTATATTTCCTTTTAGTCTTGGTCTAAAATCTTTTGCTTTTTTCATTATGTAAATTTAATTAATTTATACTTGTTTTGCAACTATTGTTATTAGAAACTATAAACATCGTCTGGGTTATCTACCTTAGGTAAACCACTCTCGTCTAATCTAAAATCAAACTGCTCAAATGGTGTGTTTCTACTTCTTTTACAAGAAACTGTAATAGCTCCTAGCTTGTTAGGGTCTCTCTCTAATTGTATCTGAGTCTCTGCTTTCTTTTCTAAGAAGCTACCTAAATGACCCGTAGGTTTGTCTGAACCAAAGTTAGAGTGTATTACTGTAACGATATGGCAGTCATAAATAGTAGTCCAAGCCATAATCTTCTGTACTACGAGGTTTGATTCCTCAAGATTGTTTGCGTCAGAAACTAAATCTGCTACACCATCAATAACTACTACACCTATCTTTTTACCAGCATCTGTTAATGATTGTAAATAATATTCTATAAAGTTTATCCTATCTCTAAATCCTACCTTTCTTAATGCAAATGTATGATAGAAGTCTAAGTTAGATTCTTTATTCATCCATTGAATGCGTTTAAATACACGCTGCGAATGCCAATCTCCTTGCTCTGTATCGAAATGAATATACTCTCTGTCCTCTCTAAAAGAACTTAATCCCGATGTATGAGCTCCGTTTGGATTACAGTAAGCAGAGCCTAATAAACTAACAAAAAACGTTTTCATAGACTTTGGGGGAGCTTGTATAAAGCTAAAGTTACCATAAGTACCTATTGGTATTGGAAACTCTTTAATCTCTCCATCTTTAGTTACTACTTCTTTGGTTTTGTAGCTAATTGCTACTGGAGGGTGTTCTATCTTTTTATTAATGTCGATAGCACATTCCTCTTGTATCATTTGCATAGACATAATATGCTCGTGTTGCTCTTCTTTTTGTTCTTCGCTCATTTGTTTTTTAGTTTATAGGTTAATAATTAAATAATAAAGGGGAGCTTTTACACTCCCCGATAAATTTAAAATGGTAAGTCATCTGGAGCAAGTTCAGACGAAGGCACTCCGATATCAGTAGCTGGTGCAGATGCTTGAGATTTAAACACTTTCCAAGCTGTTAAGCTAACGTAGTATTTACCTTGATACTCATTACCTCTTACGTTAAAGTCTACGTCTACTATAGACCCTACTTTATTGTATTTCAAGAAGTCGTCTACTTTGTCTTGTACGATTTCAAACTTAACGTCTTGAGGATATTTCTCATCGTTAGTTGTTAATACAAATTCTACTTTTTGGAATCCAGAGTCAAATACTTGTTTCTCTCCGATTAATTTAATTGTTCCTTTTAATTGTAAGCTCATAATTTTAATTTTTAATTGTTTATACTAATGATTTTTCTATTTCTGCTGATAATACATACTTTGTTTTTACTTGTTCTATAGTAAATTTACCTCCAGCTAAAGCTTCTTTTACTTTCTTATATTCTGGGCTACCTAGCTTTAATTGTGGTTTGAGTGAATTTTTAAACCATTTAAACCTAACGACTCCGTTAGTATCTATAGCAGTTAATTCTACCAACTTCCCTTCAGCAAAAGATGTATTCCAAGACCAATCCCTAAGTTTTAAGTTAAATGAAGCTTTAAATTTTCCGTTAAACTCAGTAACCTCGTCATCCTTTAATTTTACAGATATTAACGGGTAATCATATAACTCTCTACCAATACCGAGATTAAAACAAGCTCTTTTAAAACTATCTGAAGCAAGTCCTTTATCTTTCTCAGCAGCAGACTCTGTTCCAGTATCTTCTTTTCCTATCCACTCATCTTTTTCTTTATCGTATATTGAGACTATGCAATTTTTATTATCCCTTGTATGATGCCTCTTCCAATTAAACACACCTAGCACATCGTCAAGCCTATTCATATCGGCTCTAGCATCTTTATAGGCTAATATTGTAGCAAACTTACCTTTATTAATAGACTGTATTCTAAAGTCTATCTCAGATACGTTCAAGGGTTTTTGAAGTTCTTTTTGAATTGTTTTATCCATTTTTTAAAATTTAAAGTTAATGTTTTCATCTTTTTCTACTACTAAAACTTCGTAATTTGGAAGTCTTTTTTTAAATTTTTCAGATATATCTTGTATTTCGCAGTCTTGCTTAAAACACACCTCTATCAAAAATATTGGTTTTGTCATTCTAATTGGTTTTTAATAATTCTGTTCTTATTACTTGTTTATAATCTCTCGGACACTTATCATCCGTAAGCTCGAATAT